ATAAATCAACTGACTCGTGAGAAGTATGAGTTAAGGCAAGAACAGGAACAGAGGTCAAGGAAGCACAGAATAATGCTAGCGAAGAATCATGCCAGCAAATTAAAAAAATACATGAACGCTTTAAAAGAAGTAATGCACAGCAAGGCTTAAAGCTAAAAGAGTTTGCTGAAGAAGAGCAAGCATTTTTAGAAGCACTTTACCCTACTAGTGGGGATCACTAGGTAAAATTCGCGGGAGCGTAATCTATGTCAGACGACCAACCAGCCGAAGTCGAAAAACCGGCAAGCCATGATGAACAAGCAGCCCCATCAACTGCACCGGAAGCTCAAAGCCAAACAGCAGAGAGTAGCGCAGCCGAAACACCACAGGTCGAGGAGAAATCCGAAAAGCCTAATAAGGTGCAAGAGCGCATAAATCAACTGACTCGTGAGAAGTATGAGTTAAGGCAAGCAAACGCGGATCTAGATCAAAGGTTGAAAAACCTGGAAAATCCAGCTCCGACAGAAAACAAACCTGTACCTGTTGCGCCAAAAGAAGATGATTTCGAGCACTTTTCGGATTATCAGGCAGCCAACTCGCAGTTCATAGCAGAGACGGCAAGCAACGCAGCATTTGATAGGTTTACAGCACAGCAGCAACAAGCAGCACAGGTAACGCAACAGAACGAACGGCAGCAGACATTAAAGTCTAAGCAGGACTCTTTTAATCAGAACGTTGATACCAAGAGAGCTAACTTTAAAGACTTCGAGGACGTTGCTTACGGCCACCCTTTTATGGACGGAGATCTAGCAGAACAGATCTTTGACATGGGAGAAAAAGCCCCCGAAGTTGCTTACCATCTGGGCAGTAATTTGCAAGAAGCTGAGCGTATATTTGCCTTAACACCAGTACAAAGAGCGAGAGAGTTGACGAAGCTAGAGTTTCAGGTAGAAGCATTAGCCCCTAAAAAGGTAAGTGGTGCGCCTGATCCTATAACGCCTTTAGGTCAGACAGAAGCTGTTGGGGAAATTGATCCCGAAAAATTAACAGCGGATGAGTGGCTAATATGGAGGCGCAACAAACTTGAAGCTAAAGGATAAATATCATGGCTAACTCAATTTTAACACCCACCGCGGTGACTAGGGAGGCTCTTCGGATTCTCCACCAAAAGTTAAACTTTATTGGCAATATCGACAGGCAGTATGATTCTTCATTTGCCAAAGAAGGCGCCAAAATTGGTAATACTCTGAAAGTTCGTTTACCTAATGAGTATACCGTTCGAACCGGCAAGAACATCGAAGTTCAGCAAACCTCTGAGACCTCTGTCGATCTCGTTATGGCGACTCAAAAGGGTGTCGATGTCGAATTCTCTAGTGTTGATTTGACATTGGATCTCGATGATTTTGGTTCTCGTATACTTGATCCTATGATGAGTGTATTGGCTGCTAATATCGAGTCTGATGCATTAAGCATGTTTGAGGATGTTTACAACCAGGTCAATAACGTTGGTTCTGCTGCTACATTCAGAACTATCCTTGACGGTCGTAAGAAGCTTGTTGATAACTTGGCGGGTTCTACTGGTCTTAAGATTAATCTGGATACTCAAACCAATGTCGACATGGTTGATGTGCTAAAAGGTCTATTCCAAGACTCCTCAAGTATTGCCAAGCAGTATCGCGAGGGTAGTTTGGGTAGGACTTCTGGCTTTGACTTCTTCGAGAACACCTTAATGCCCCGTCATATTACTGGTAGTGATGATGGTACAGGTGATTACTTGACGAATGATGCAACGGCACAGACGGGTATTAGCCTGACTATCGATACAGGAACAGGTACTTTGCTGAAAGGCGATGTCTTCACTATTGCCGGGGTTAACCGTGTTCATCCTGAAACTAAGGTTGATACAGGTCAATTGCAGCAATTTGTTGTGACGGCTAGTACTGGTGCTTCTGCGACTACCGTTACTCTTGAGCCTGAGATTATACCTACTGGCGCTCGTCAGAATGTCACTAACGGCGCGGCTAACAACCAGGCATTAACAAAGGTTGGTGGTGCTTCTGCAACTCATGACATCTCTCTTGGTTATCGTAAAGATGCATTTGCTTTTGTAACTGCTGATCTACGTATGCCTACAGGTGTCGATTTTGCCGCTCGCGAAGTAATGGATGGAATTTCAATGAGAATAGTATCTGATTACGATATTAACTCTGATGAATTCCCAACTCGAATAGACGTATTGTATGGTTTTAAGACGCTTCGTGCTTCTCAAGCTGTTCGATTCGCTAATAACTAGGAGCAGATTATCATGACTAATTTAACACAATTAGGTCCAAACAATGTTGATGGGTGCGTCGCTCCTGGTCTACACGCTGAGGTTATTTCCGGCTTAGCTGGCGGAACTGATGCTCGACAATTGCTTGCTTCTGAATCAGGGTCTCTATGCCTCTTTGATGATGCAGCGGGTCAAATCTACGTCTTACCAGCACCAGTGGTCGGTATGTTTTTCGACTTTTTGACAACGGTTGCAGGCACAAGTAATTCGCACTCAATCGATACTGATGCTGCTACTACCTTTATGGGTGGCGCGGTTGCTGCTGTATCAACAGCGGTTGCAGAAGGTGGGGATAGCTTTGTTGCTACCATTTCATCTACTGTTTCACTTGATATGGACAGTGACGTAACGGGTCGATTGGTAGGATCTACGATTCGCATGGTTGCCTTGAGTTCCACAACATGGGGTGTTTCAGGCACTACCCACGGCGTAGGAACGCTTGCAACTCCATTCGCATAAGAATCTAGCCCTCTTCGGGGGGCTTTTAATAGGACTATAATATGAAATGTGATCAATGCGGACATGAAGTAGCAGAAAGGCCAAGTGTAGATCCTTGGTGTATGTACAAGATGGAAAATGGCAAAGTAATTAACGCCATGTTTGACCCAACCCAGATTCCCGAAGGCTGGTATGACTCCCCTGGAGCAGCTTTCAAAGCTTTACCTGTTGAAGAATTATTTGACCCAGAGAAAATCGAGCCTAAAGCTAAGAAGGTAGCCAATGACAACAGCGCAAGACCTGATAACCTCCGCAGCTAGAAAGGCCGGTATATTAGCTGAAGCTCAATCATTAGAAGCTGGAATCAATGCTCAAGCTTTAGCGACTTTTAACAAGATGATAGCTCGATTCCAGAACAATGGTATTGACTTCGGATTAGCCAAATTAAATGCCTCTGATACTGTTTTTATTGATGATTCCGACGAAGAAGCCGTTGAACTCCAATTGCAATTAAGATTGATGGTGAATCATCGTAGAAATATACCACCAGGATTATCGGCAGCGGGTAAAGACGCCTTAAAAGAATTGCAGGCAAAATACGCTTTGATACCAGAAATGGAATTAGATTTAGCATTAACTAGAAGATCAGACTTTGACATTATTATTGGTGATTAATGGCTATTCCTATCCCTATTATAGGGCCAACATATGTTAACGCTTCATTGCCTGTTTCAAACCAGGTAACAAGAAACTTTTTCATAGAAGTTAATCCACCGAGCAATGAAATTGTCTCTTTTAGGCCTTTCCCTGGATTAAAACCTTTTGCAACGACTGATAGTAACCCTAATAGAGGTTCTGGCCAGCATGAAGGCGTTTATTACACCATCTCAGGACCCACACTCTACAGTGTTGATTCTAGCGGCGTATCGACCTCAAGGGGTACGATAGAGGGTACAGGAAGGTGTGTTTTAAAATCTGACGGTCCAGCACTTGTTATTACAACTGGTATTGGTAAGCCTTTTACCTTCGATGGGACGACATTAACACAGGGTGATGATCCTGATTTACCTAACGCTGCTACAGTAACTTTTACCAAGCGCCGTGTTGTCTATGATGGTAATAACGGCGATGTCGTTTTTGCCGATCTCGATAATGCTTTAAATGTTGACTCTGCCAATGTAGCAATAGCAGAGAGTGAGGTAGATGATACATTAGCCGTCATACAACATAAGAATCAAGTTTTAGTCTGTGGCGCCACATCAATCGAACCATGGTATTCAACAGGGACCGGTAATCCTCCCTATAGCCCAGTAGAAAACACATTAGAACAAATCGGATTACACGCTATTTATTCATTGGCGAGCGATAAAGATTTTGTCTACTTATTGGCTAGTGATTTAGTTCCTTATCGATTATCAGGGCTTAATTTACAACCTATTGGCAATCCAGCTATAGGGCAGGCTATTAGAAACTACTCAGATTCAAGCGATGCCATCGGCATGACGTTTAGATTTGATTCCATGAGCTTTTATCTATTAACTTTTCCAATTGGCAATGAAACATGGTTGTACAATGAACAGTCAGGACAATGGACTAATCTAGCTAATGGTACAAATGGTGATCAGCATTTAATTAGCAGTCATGAATTCATTTATAATAAGCATTTAATAGCAGACCGAACTAACGGTAATGTTTACGAATTAGGCTTTGATACTTTCACTGATAACGGGCTGGTAATCCAGAGACAGAGAGACACCATTGCAATCGATAGCCGTATGCTAGGCGTACAGGGCATTAAAGTCTTCATGGATCGACTGGAATTAGAAATTGAAACCGGGGTTAGCCTTGTTGGCGCCGAAGCTCAAATTATCATGCAATACTCTGACGACAATGGCAGAACGTGGAGTTCTGAGAGATTCCAATCTATTGGCCAACAAGGTGATTATACGAGAAAGATACAATGGCTAGACTTGGGTGATTTCTATACTCGAATGTTTAGGTTTACCATGACGGACCCGGTGAATTGGGTGATTAAGTCATTGTATGCTGATATGGAGCTGGCTAATTGGAAAAGTTAATAGATAAAAGCTCATGGAATCAAA